AAAACAAATGACAGAAGAAGAATTACAAGAAAAGAATGACCATATAATGTTTATGCAATCTATACAAGAAGAGTGTGCTATAGACATTAATAAAAAGATAGAACACCCTCCAGTAGCAATTAGCTATAAAACTAAAGAAGTTAAGTTAAAGGATAATACTACACAATCATTTCCAATAGAATTATGCACATATGGTAACTTTAGCTTTGTACAAGCAGCACCAAAAAGTATGAAGACATTCTTTATGAGTTTGTTGGCATCTGCATTCTGTAATCCTATAGGTAAACATACTAAAGGTATGAATTCTTTTAGAGAGAATAAGCAGTTTATACACTTTGATACAGAACAAGGAGATTGGCATAGTCAGAGAGTATTTAAACGCATAAAATGGATGAATAAAGGTTTAGATTTAAGTTTTTATCATACTTTCGCATTAAGAAAGATAGGTTATCAAAGTAGAGTAGACTTTATAGATTACTACTTAGAATCATTAGTCGAAGAAGGTAAAGAGATAGGGTTAGTTATTATAGATGGTGTAGCTGATTTAGTTAGTGATGCTAATAATTTAGAGGAATGTAATCTAATGGTACAAAAGATTATGACCTGGACATCTGTTTATAATTGTCACATAGCAACTGTTATTCATAGTAATCATGGAAGTTCTAAACCGACAGGACATTTAGGTAGCTTCTTAGAAAAAAAGGCAGAGACACAAATAGAATTAGAAAGAGATGAGAATAAGTTTGGCTATATAACAGTTAACTGTAAAAGAAGCAGGAATACACCATTTGAATCATTCGACTTTAAATTAGATGAAAGTGGATTACCTATCATAGATAATATTAATGATTTTTAATTGTTAATAAGTATTTACTATAATTAGTTTTTATACCGAAGTATATCTGTTATATTTCGGTATGAAAACATATAAAGACTTCAGACCGAGACTAAAAGGTAATATCCTAAAGGCTTACAAGAACCTTGTAGCTAATGAAAGCCGAGTGCTTGTTATAGGAGACCTACACGAACCTTTTTGTTTAGATGGTTATTTAAAACATTGTAAAGATGTTTACGCAAAGTACAACTGCAACAAAGTTATTTTTATTGGAGATGTAATAGACAATCATTACTCAAGTTATCACGAAACATCTGCTGATGGTTTAGGTGGTGGAGAGGAATTAGATTTAGCTATTGAAAGAATATCAAGATGGTATAAGGCATTTCCAGAAGCTATTGTGACTATAGGTAATCACGATAGAATTATAATGCGTAAGGCACAAACTGGTGGCATACCTAAGAAATGGGTTAGAGCCTACAATGAAGTGCTAAACACTCCTAATTGGAATTTTGTAGAAAGGTATGTATTAGACAATGTTCAATACATTCATGGAGAAGCTGGTACAGCTCGTACTAAGTGTAAAGGAGATATGATGTCTACTGTTCAAGGACATTTACATACTCAAGTATATACAGAATGGGTTGTAGGTGCTAAATTCAAAGTATTTGGTATGCAGGTTGGTTGTGGTATAGACCACGAGAGCTATGCTATGGCTTATGCTAAAGCAGGTAAGAAACCTGCCATTGGTTGTGGTGTTGTTATTGGTGGGCATACAGCTATTAATGAACTAATGAAGTTATAATGGTTCATAAGGTAATTTCTCCTCTTCACGTTACAATACCAAGAAAGACTAAAAAAGATAGACGTATAGCTTTAAATATGAATGTGTATAGAAACTTACATCATTCTGTTAATGGACAAGCTAAGAAACTGTATTTAGAGCTACTTAGAGAGCAGTTAGAGGGTTTACATATACAAACACCTGTAGAGATTACTTATAAGGTATTTAAGCCTACTAAAAGGATATTAGATAAGATGAATGTAGTTAGTGTTGTTAGTAAATTCTTACTGGATGCTATTACAGAATTAGGTTGTTGGGAAGATGATAATGACAATTTTGTGAAGACAGAAACCATATTACCTACAGAGATAGATAGAAGTAATCCAAGAGTTGAAGTTTTAATTAAAGAAATATAATGTTAGAAAAATTAGCAAAACACCATACTACCTGGATAAAGATGTTGGTCAACTTAGGTTGTAAAGTACATAATGCTGAAGACTTAGTGCAGGATATGTACATTAAGCTAAATAAACTTATTAAGGATGAAAGAAGGATAATGTATGGAGATGACATCAATAGATACTTTGTATGGGTTACATTAAGAAATCTGTACTATGATTCCTTAAAAGAGAAAAGGAAAAGCATATTCTATGAGATATACGATAATGATGAAGTAGAATTAGAAGAGTACGATTATGATGAGGATACTGCCTTCTCTACTTTAATGAGTAAGATAAATGAGGTAACATCCACTTGGACTGTTTACGATAGAAGACTATTTGATTTATACTTTATGCAAGGCTTATCATTAAGAGCTATATCCAAAGGTGCTAACATAGGTTTAACCTCAATACATAATTCAATAATAAACCAAAGAGAAATATTAAGAGAACATTTATCAGAAGATATATTAGATTATTTTAACGAAGATTTTGACAAGATATGAAAGACAACAAATACTACACAGAATTAGAGCAAAAAGGCTATTACGAAACAATAGACAAAAGAAGTAAAGACTATAGAGAGTACAAGCAATGGAAAGCTAAACAGACATCAGAAGACTATAATAAGTTAAAAGAGAATGTAGAGAAGCAATCTAAAGGCTTAGGAGACACTATAGAAAAGATTACTACAGCTACAGGAATAAAGAAAGCAGTTAAGTTTATTGCTGGAGAAGATTGTGGTTGTGATGAACGTAAAGAAAAGTTAAATAAAGTGTTTACTTATAAGAATGTAAATTGTATTTCTGAAGAAGATTATAATTATTTGATAAGTTTCTTTGATAAGAAAACAAATAAAGTAAATCATAAGGACAAAGTGAAACTCATTGATACTTACAACTTTATCTTCAATCAGAATGAAAGTACCAGAACAAGTTGTTCTACTTGTATTGCCAGAGTAGTAAGAAATCTTAAAAAATACTTGGAATTGTATAAATAGTTTTGTAGGTTTGCTTAAAATAAATAAATATTATTATGAGTAAACACAAAGATTATCGATTTTGGAATCACAACATTAATCCTATTACTGGATGGGAAGAAAACAGAAACAAGGAAAAACAACATTTAGTTAGTACAAGACCACTTGACACAGAATTGTTTTTAACAGAATGGAAAGATTTCCTAAAACAAAGAAAAGATGAAAGTTATATTTGATGCAGACAGTTTAATCTATGCTTCTTGTTTTAAGAAAAAGGAAGATAGAGACAATGATGAAGATTTGTTTGAGACAGATGTAGATGTTGCTTTCAATAAGTTTTCAGAAGGTATGGGCAAATTACTTGCATTCTTAGAGGAACAAGTACCAGTAGATGAAGTTATTGTCTGTAATGGCTCTAAAAACAACTTTAGAAAGGATATTACACCTACCTATAAGTTAAATAGAACACAAAAGAGACCAGAGATACTAACAGAGCTTCACGAATTAGTAAAGCTATCTTATAATTCTATATGGGGAGATGGTGTAGAAACAGATGATGTTGTAGCAACGTTATGGGCAGAAGAAGTTGAGAAGAATGGGGTAGACTCTGTTATTATTATGTCTTTAGATAAGGACTATAAACAATTTCCTTGTTGGTTTTATGATTATAACTACAAAAGAAGAGAGCTTGTTAAGATTTCAGAAGAAGAAGCATATAGAAACTTCTATTCTCAGATGATTGTAGGGGACTCAGCAGACAATATAAAGGTATGTAAGGGGTATGGTAAGGTTTATGCATCAAAGTTGCTTAAAGAGGCTAAAACAGAGTATTCTATGTTGAATAAGACGTATAGACTTTACAAAGAGGTGTATGGAGAAGAAGCTAAGGCTATGTTTAAGCAGACAAAGTCTTTATTAACACTAAAAACAGACTGTTATGACCAAATTAAGCGATGATGACAAGGCTATTGTAGATGCTTACTTTAGTAATGCTTTGTTAGAGATACAAGATGGTTTACCTATAGGTGCTTTAATAGAAGTTTTAGAGTATTACGAAGATTTAGAGAACTATTTAGCTTGTGCTGGTATAAATAAAGCTATAAAGTGGTATAAAATGGATACATTTACAAAAGTTATGGTAAAAGTAAATGAAATTAATAATGATAATGATTTAAGTGAATTAAAATACGAATAAATATGAAAGAAAAGAAAAGATACGATAAGGAAAGAGCAGATTTGTTAGCACAGAGGTTTGAAAAGCTAACTGGAGTGGATATAGACTCAAAAAGTAGAATTGTAGATGAAGCTACACTAAAAGCTTTGTTTTGGAAGATATTAGTGGACTTTAACTATATGAATGATAGAAACATATCAGAATGGTATAAAGATAGAGGTGTTAGCAGAAATAGAAGTTCTATTCATATTGCTATGAGTAAAATCGATATATATTACTCTAATTATAAGTTTTTTAGAGATGTTTACCATATGTACTATAGTGAAGAACCAGAATCATACAAGAGAGATTACAGAAAGAGAGCTGTTCAGAAGGAAAAAGTAACAAAAGTACTAAAATCTTATAATGAGCATCAAAAAGACAAGTTAAACCACCTTATAGACTCACTTCCTGCTGAAAAAAGGACAGAAATATACGAATTAGTCAATTTAAGGGTAAAATCTTGGGATTGGAAGGCTAAAAACGAATATGAGGTTATAGAGGGTTATAATTCTTTATCATAATAGCTAAATTATGAATAAAAGTATAGCAAAACACCTTAAAGAGTTTACAGATGAAGTTTGCAGTAGGTATTCTAATAAAGATAGAGCAAATAACTTCAATAATGAGACTTTTAGTGTTCAAGAGATAATACCTACAAGTGACCATACTGCAACTGTAATATATGAGAAGAATACTGGTAAAAGAGCAGCTTTTTTCTTTTATTACATACCAGCATTTAAGAAATGGAATTACTTTGTACCTACAGATAGCCATATCAACGGAATGAGTTGTTTTGCTAATCAGAAGATAGAGGTAGAGAGACATAATTATAAATATAATTTTTAAGTATGAAAGCAACACAAATACATTACCAGACAGGAAAGGATTACGACATTATAGATGTGTGTAAGGATTACGCTCTTAACTTTAACAGAGGTAATATTCTAAAGTATGTAGCAAGAGCAGGAAAAAAAGATAATGAGTTACAGGACTTACGTAAAGCATTAGACTACTTACAGAGAGAGATAGCTTACGAAGAAGACAAGCAAAAGGAATACATTAAACAAACAATAGATAGGTAGTAAATGTTAAAGTTTGTTAAAATTCTTGTTTATCTAAAATAAAATTGTAGATTTACGTCATATTAAAACACATATTATGAGACAACTTAAAAAAGCAATCTTAAAATCAATAGAATATACCTTTAATTTACTTATGGTTATTGCTGTAATATATGTAACCTTAATATGTATCGCTAAATTAATTAAAACAATTATATCGTAATGAAAACAGAATTAAAAAACTTAATCGAACAAGTACAACCAGAATTTACAGACACAAACGCTACAATTAGCAGGTATTCTTTACCTAATGAAGTATTGTTATATTTAAACAATGATGATTATTTAGTAGACATTTCTTTAACAGATGGCATATTAGAAACAGAATTGTATGTAGGAGAAGATGAGGTAGAATTATCTACTGAAGATATTGATTGGCTTTATAATTACTTAGAAGGTCTTTTAACAGACCAAATAGAGTTAACTAAGCAATACTATGAAGCAGAGCAATATGAGAGTGCTATAAGTTGGTATATTCAATAAACAGAATACTAAAAACTAAGTTATCATAGTATGAGTAATTCAAAAGAAATTAAACCAACAGATGGAAGAAAAGGGAATAGTCGTAAAAAGTCTATTCCTAAACTTCCTATTCCAGAGAAGGAGAGGTCTAATAAACCTGCATTAAATACTGCTAAGAAGAATAGAAAGAAACTATACGCTAAGAAAGCTATAAAGAATGTTTTTGGTAGTGAAGTAAATGCATTTGAGAGTTTAGCCAAGAAAGCAGAAGAAGGTAGCTATAATCATATGAAACTACTATTAGACTTTGCTTATGGAGAGGAAAAAGAAACTACTACTAATAAAGTACAAGCACCTACTATAAACTTCTTTGGAGATAGTGATATTGGCAAGAAAGTAAAAGATAAAATTATAGATGTAACACCAAAAGATAATGAATAACATAAACATACATCAAAAGTACATACCTATTTTCAAAGATGAGAGTAGGTATTTTGTTGTTACTGGAGGTCGTGGTTCTGGAAAGTCTTTCGGTATAAACGTATTCCTACTTAACTTAACCTATGAATCTGGACATAAGATACTGTTCTCACGTTATACAATGATGTCAGCACATACTTCTATTATACCAGAATTTATAGAGAAGATTAACTTAATGGGTGTACACGATGACTTTAGGATAACTAAGGATGAAATAATGAATCTAAAGACAGGTTCATCAATTATATTTAAAGGTATAAGGACATCTTCTGGTAATCAAACAGCAGCTCTTAAATCGCTTAATGGGATAACTACATTTGTAGTGGATGAAGCAGAAGAGCTTGTAGATGAAGCTACATTTGATAAGATAGACTTTTCTATACGTTCACAAACCAAACAGAATAGAGTTATCTTAATACTGAATCCTACAACAAAGGAACATTGGATATATCAGAGATTCTTCCAAAATGAAAATGTGTTACCAGCATCAAATATGAATAAGGGTAATGTAACTTATGTACATACAACTTATAAAGACAATAAGAAGAACTTATCTGAATCATTCTTAGAACGAATATTTGAGATGAAGAGAAAACGTCCAGATAAGTATCAACACCAAATATTAGGAGGTTGGTTAGAAAAAGCAGAAGGTACGATTATAAGAAAATGGAAGGTTGGAGACTTTATACCTACAGAACTTACTTGCTATGGGCAGGATTTTGGATTTTCAAGCGATTTAACGACACTTGTGAAAGTTTCGGTAGATAAAGATGCAAGAAAGGTTTGGGTTAAGGAAATCTACGGAAAACCTAATTTAAACACATCTGAGGTAGCTAATCTAAATAAGAGAGA